TGGTCGTTAGGCAACAAAGGAAAAAAAGGAGAGTGGTATGACTGAGATGAGCGATTTCCAGCGAAAGTTCTTCGCGCAAGGTCTGGGGCAGAAGCTCTTTACCGAGCAGGAGTTCACAGAAGCACTGGCCGCAGCGAAAGCCGAGATCATGTCTGTTGCGATCCAGACCAGCAAACAGGTTGTGATGATCGAGCGCGGTGCCTGTGCTGATCTTGTGGATGAGCTTGCGACAAAGGAAGACGAGGGAGAACTCTGCACTGCTCTGCGCAACGCAGCGGAGTCGATCCGCAATCGGATTCCTGAGCAGCGTCAATGAGGATCTTCGTCGGCATTGACCCAGGTGCCGTCTCTGGTGCTTGGGGAATTGTTGATCACCACGGTGACTACTTCGCCTCTGGCCACATCCAGAACGATGCCGGCAGGATTGAAGTCATCAAGTGGCGCGATGAGATGAGCGTAGCCATCGGCATCAACGATGTGACGTTTGTCGTTGAGAACGTCCATTCGATGCCTGGGCAGGGGGTAAGCAGCACCTACAAGTTTGGACGCGCTGTAGGGGCCATAGAAGCCGTTGTAGCCCTATTCCGAGAGCCTTGGTTCATCGTGTCTCCTCAACGGTGGAAGGCAGACATGGAAGTGACGTCCGACAAATCCACCAGTTTGGAGCTTGCGAGGAAGATATGGAGTACGGCACCTCTTACCCGAAAGAAAGATCACGGCGTAGCCGAAGCGCTGCTGCTGGCGGAGTGGCTCAGGCGCCAAGAGTTGTGAGGGATCCGACCCTGTTGGATGTCTTCGCAGCGTTCTTGGCTCATGCCTGCGTAGCCAGGGGCGATCTACAAATTGATGCCGGCTACATCTACAACGCGGCGGAACTTTTGCTAGCTGAATCCGAGGTGAGACATGGACATCGACCCGAATGATGCGATTGAATTTATCTTCAAACACGGCAAGAAGTTCGCCAAAGCGAAGGCCGAAAGGACATATCTTGAGGAGTACCGCAAGAGCCTGAAGGCCATCCTGATGCAGCAGGCCCAGGTCAACGGCCACCAGACAGCGGCCGCACAGGAGCGTGAGGCATACGCTGACCCGGAGTACGCTGCCCTCCTGCAAGGCCTTAAAGCCGCCGTAGAGGCCGAAGAAGAGGTGCGGTGGGGGTTAGTAGCTGCGCAGGCCAGGATTGACGTCTGGCGCAGCCAGGAAAGCAGCAAGCGTCAGGAGATCAAGGCGGTCCTATGACGACACTGGCAGAGAAGAAGCATATGGCTAAGGTGGCCGAGTTAGGCTGCGCTGTATGCCGCAGGATGAACCACCCAGGTACGCCTGCAGAACTCCATCACCCCAGGCACGGGGCAGGCATGGGCAAGCGCAGCGGTCACTTCAGCGTGATCCCTCTGTGTCCGGAGCATCACCGCGGCAACACGGGAGTTCATGGACTGGGTACGAAGGGCTTCCCAAAGCACTGGGGCTTCACTGAGGAAGACCTCCTGAAAGACACGCTGGAGTTGATTAACCCCACAAAGTAGTCGGGAACCTATTGATGCATTCTTAAACTGTCGCTTACACTAGCATCACTGCGATGTTGCAGTGACCTAGTGAAGGATAGCGAAATGAATGCAGCCCTGACCCCCGCACAAGTTGAGTTCTTCAACGGAGTTGAGCAGTGCGTCAAGATCGACACGCTCGGCGCTCTCAACGCCAAGATCGCTGAGTTGACCAAGCAAGCCGACAAGATCAAGGACGAACTCAAGGATGTGGCCTCGATGTCCGGCCAGAAGGTGTTGGTTGGCGCTTCGTATGTTGCTGCTTACACCGAGTCCAACCGTTCTACCGTGGATTGGAAGGCTGTCGCCAAGGAACTCAACATTCCCGTTGACCTGATCGCCAAGCACACCAAGACCACCGCTGTGTACAGCATCAAGACCACGGCGATCTGATGTACACCAAACCAGACGGGACTAGGGCACCTAACGCCCCTCCTGTCTGGCCTTTCGGAACAGTCAGTCCCTCAAAGACGGATGACATCCCTCCCACAAGGCCAGACCCCATCCCCCACAGCGAACTACCTGAAGGACTATTCTGATGACTTACGACTTTAACCACCGCACAGGCAGCGAATGGATTTGCGGCCTGGACCTGAAGCGTGGATATGGTGGCGACCCCGCCGCAGAGGACATCATCGATGCGCCTTGCTGGATTCCGACTGGCTCAAAGAAGATGATTGAGTCCCATGGGACCAAGCACATCTTCCGCCACAGCTTCCGTCCTGGCATCTGGGGTAGCGGCAAGTATGACTAAGGGCGTCATCCTGACTTGGGGAGACAAGTTCCCCTGCACCGTCATCGAGGACCGCAAGAGCATTCTGGTGGTGACAGAAGACATCAACAAGCAACCCTGCCCAGAGGGGCGGAAGCGCTACTTCAAGCGCTACAAAGATCACTGGGCGGAGTGTGTCTTTAAGCCTACGACAAACCGATGGGCTGTCGCAGGAGAGGCGACCCTGGTGATTGACCCCACAAAAAAGTAGGGCTTTCTATATACATGATCTTGAACCATCGCTTACACTAGCATCACTGCAGTGAAGCAGTTAACAGCGAACTAGGAGCGAATCATGCAAATCGGAACCCAAACCAACAGCCTCGTCAACCACATCTACAGCCGCTCGGCCAGCCCTGAGCCTGTAGTTGGAATGGGCGTGACTCTGCTGCACTGGACTGATCGCAGCGCAGGCACCATCTTCCGCATCTTCACCGTGGGGAAGTCCACCTTCATTGAGGTGCGTGAAGACCACTGCAAGCGCATCGACAAGAACGGCCTGAGCGAAGACCAGCAGTACGAGTACAAGGTAGACATCAAGGGCTACCGTCAAATCTTCAAGCGCCAAGACAACGGCTGGGTGGGGGTTCGCAAAAACGAGACGACCGGCCGCTGGGTCAAGTCTGAAGGCTGCGGCATCCTCATCGGCCAGCGCAGGGCTTACCACGATTTCTCGTTCTGATTCACCAGGGGGCTACGGCCCCCAACTAAACAGCGAATGGAGAAGAGCATGACCAAACTGACCGTCACATATCCAATTGGCCCAGCATCACCCATCGGCGCATCGCCTGTGCTGGCAGACGGAGTGCAAGTTGGATCAATCCATGCAACGCACGCAAGATCGGGCTGGAATGGTCATTCGTCTGAATATCGCTACTACAGCAATGACGCAGGTGCAAAGCTGGGTCTGCCAAAGGTTCTTGATGCCAAGACCAAACGCGAATTGCTGGCTATGCTGGCCGAGCAACTAAAGCCACTACGGGAGCGCCTTTGCGTTCCTATGACCGTGGGTCAAGCTGCGATTGCCGCCGCAAGCGTTGTCTGAGAAGACCCCATGTAACAGTGGGGTATTGACTACCAACCTTAAGAGTCGGTTACACTGCAGACACTGCAATCAAGCAGTTCAACAGAGAAGGAACAGAGAAATGAACACACTCGCAGTCAAGTACGAAGCGTCAAGGCCAGCCGGTAACTGGCGTGACACCGTGTCACTCACCCGCAAGTGGGCTCTGGTTCGTATGAGCAAGGGCTACGGCTACACAGTTCTGAGCCGCTTCGGATCGAAGGAAGCTGCTGAACGTGCCCTGGCAAAAGCCGCTCAAGGCTAAGGATAGCGCCATGCTGTACGGATACATCTCCTCCTTCGACGCCGACAGGCCCGAAACCCCCGAAGTGACCGAACTCAAGTTCGACATCACCCTGAACGGCACCAAGCGAACAGTAGAGTACGACGAAGACGGTGCTTTCGTCGTCAAGCTCAACGGCAAGATCGCAGAGCGCGACATAACTGAAGAGCAGTGGGAAGGCATCGAGTGCGATGTTCACAACAGGCTGCAGCCCAGCTGGTACGACCACGGCCTGCTGGTTGGCGACGACGATTGATTGGTAATAAACTCCGGCTTAAACACCGGAGCCAAACATGCCCCGCAAAGCCCCTCAAACAGCCCAGGAGCCACCAAAGCCAGATATCAAGGCCAAGGTGGCTTCAGCGCTTCCAAAGACTCCCAAGAAGATCGGCAGGCCCTCCAAGTACACGCCTGAGCTTGCAGCAGAGATCTGCCAAAGGCTCAGCAATGGAGAGCCACTGCGTCAGATCTGTAGAGACGATCACATGCCAGCTTGGACTGCTGTGTATCAGTGGATGTCGCGGGACGCCACTCTTTCGGAACGCATCGCCCAGGCGCGGGAAGCTGGGCAGGACGCTATGGCTGAGAAGGCCTACGCTGAGATGTATGACGAGCCTGAGCGCATGCTGACTGAGGGTGGCGGCCGGATTGATCCGGGCTATGTGCAGTTGGTGAAGGCTCGGGCTGAGATCACGCTGAAGCTGCTAGCTAAATGGAACCCTAAACGCTACGGCGACCGGATCGCTGTTGCTGGGGATGCTGAGTCCCCGATCAAGGTTGAAGCAGAGATTAAGGCGGATAAGCTGCTGGAGGCTCTGATGACCAACGCTGAACTGCGCAAGACCGCGGGGGAATGATGGACACGCCTTACTACGTTGAAGACGACATCCTGCGCAAGCGGCTTATCGGCAGGACGTTCCTTGAGCTGTTGTCAAACTACGGAGACTTCGTTCCCGTTGACGAGCTTGCCAAAGCTGCGCATGAGATGACTGACGACTTCTTGCAAGCGGGGGAGTGATGGACGACATGGAAGACAAGGCCGCGTTCCCTTCCGATCATTTTGGGGAAATCGGCATGACCTTGCGCGATTACTTCGCAGCTAAGGCGATGCCGATGGCGCTTGCAGAGTACCGCATGCTTACGGAACGTGGGGAGAACGAGCCGATGGGGGAAGACTGGGGAATCCTGTTTGGCCTGTCGTCGGTTGCAGCAATCGCCTACCAGCTTGCTGACGCCATGCTGGAAGCTAGGGGTGAGTGATGGACAACAGGATCACGGTTCCTCAAGTAGCCCGCCTGATGGGCGTGGTGCTAGATAACAAGACATCGTGGTCTGTTGGGTCCGAGATGGCCCATACCTACCAGCAGGAGTTCGGAGAGAACCCGCCGAAGGACAACCGGCCTAAGACCACTGGCTCCGGATCTCACTGCTTTGCTCTGTACCCTGCTAAGTGGGAGAGCAAGATCCGCAAGGTCATCGAGTCCCATCTTGAGCAGCAGGCACGGCAGACAGATATGTTCGCATGAGCCTCGCCGAAGCCTTCCAGCAGCCTGACGTATTGCAGGCGCTCAAAGCCCTGCCTCCTGAGAAGCGTCTAGCGTACCTCTGGAGGGCTAACTGGATCGAGAAGGCACACAAGCACCAGATGCCGCCTCCGGGCGACTGGTGGACGATCTGGCTGCTTCTAGCGGGGAGAGGTGCAGGCAAGACCCGGACGGCCGCTGAGCAGGTAGGTTGGTGGGCCTGGACGGAGCCAGGGACACGCTGGCTTGTCGGTGCTCCGACCAGTGCTGACGTCAAGGCCACCTGCTTCGAGGGCGACTCCGGCCTGCTGAACGTCATCCCTGCCCCACTGATCGCTGACTACAACAAGCAGCACCACGAACTGAAGCTCACCAACGGAAGCCTGATCAAGGGCATCCCGGCGTCAGAGCCTGAGCGCTTCCGGGGGCCGCAGTTCCATGGGGCATGGCTGGATGAGCTTGCAGCCTGGGAGTACCTGCAGGAAGCCTGGGACCAGATCCAGTTCTCTGTGCGCCTGGGAACCAGAACTCGCATCGTTGCCACCACTACCCCGCGGCCGAAGGACCTGATCGTGGAACTGGTCGGCCGCGAGGGCGATGACGTAGCACTGACGACTGCCAGCACCTACGCCAACCTCGCCAATCTCGCCCCGTCCTTCCAGAAGCAGATCCTGCAGTATGAGGGGACGAAGCTAGGCAGGCAGGAGATCCACGCTGAGATCATCGACCCCGAAGAGGGCGGCATTGTGCAGCGCAGCATGTTCAAGCTGTGGCCTGATGGCAAGGCCTTCCCTAAGTTCGAATACGTCGTCCAGTCCTACGACTGCGCTACCTCAGAGAAGACACAGAATGACCCAACTGCCTGTACGACCTGGGGAGTCTTTAAGCCACTTGACGGGCCTATGTCTGCGATGCTTATTGATTGCTGGCAGGAGAGGATGCAGTATCCCGACTTGCGGCCGAAGGTTATCGACGAGTACGAGACGATCTTCGGGGAGGGCAAAGAGAAGAAGCGAGTGGATCTCATACTCATCGAGGACAAGTCCGCAGGCATCTCTCTGATCCAAGACCTGCAGAGAGCGCATCTGCCTGTGAGGGCGTACAACCCCGGCAAGGCTGACAAGCTGCAGCGCCTGAACATCGTCAGCAACATCATCAGCCGCGGCCGGGTGTGGATACCTGAGTCCTCCCAGAGGAAGGGCTATGTGCGTGACTGGGCTGAAGGGTTCGTGTCCCAGATCTGCTCGTTCCCTGAGACAACGCACGATGACTTTGTGGACAGCGCTACGCAGGCCCTGCGGTTCTTGCGGGATGCTGGCTGGCTTGAGGTTGACCCGCCTCCGCAGGATGACTGGGATGAAGAAGACTATGCAGACACTGGCAGACAAAGAAGAACCAACCCCTATTCCGAGTGAGCCTGTTGTCAGGACGCA